GATAAAAAAACAATAATTCCTAGCAGCCTGAGGAGGATCGAAACAGCTGGTCTGTAGCTGCGACCGGATTATTGGACACAGTACACTACTACAAAACAGTACAAACAACAAACAACAACAACAACACAACAACACAACAACACAACAACACAACAACAAAAAATGGCTGCGGAAGCAAGAGTCATTGACTATATGAAAGGGCTGCCCCAGAGCTATCAGCATAGGGAAACTTATTTTGAGCAATTCCTGGAGCAGAACAGCGAGAGGTTGGTCGAAGAAATAGACGGGCCGGTGGTCGAAAAGGGGCTGATATCCGATGGTGAAAAGGAGATCATCCGACACCTGAACGTTCAGGACAAGTTCACTATCAATGGGTTCAGGAAGAGCGTGAAGATTTGCCACATGGTCAGTTTGGGTGCAACGCGCCAGACAAAGAGAACTGGAACCACCGAACTTGATTTCATGGGCGCCGGTCCTTGGACCTTATACCCAAGCTCGGCACGGGCCTTGTACTCTAGCAAAGAGTCGACCGTACATCTGGTAGATGAAGCCCAACGACGGATGATCATGTCTAAGTGCCCCACGATGGCAGGACCGACCTCAACAGGGACATACATGGCTGCTATACATGAGCGGCTCTCGACTCCGTCAGATTTGCGGCACCTCTTTACAAAAATGGTCCTGTATCTATACGACTATACATTGGCGGTCGTGTCTAAGGACAACACAATGCACACAGCAGATGATATAAGTTTCGACTTACGACCGCACTTGCCTTCTGACGCCTTGTTAGCGACCGTGATCAACCACGACATGGTGATCGATGGGGATCTCTTCACGCCTGAGCAGATATCACTGCTTTGTCTTGCAGGGCAGCAGTACCCGAGCGTGTGGTATGCCGGCGAAGGCAACATATACAATTCATGCAACATGGTCGCCGATGATCTGGTGGTGGTAAGCTCCGGGAGGCTCACCACAGACAGTGCTTTCACATGGGGGTCACCTGACAAGCTCTACAACATGATGTGGACAATAGCCCAGAAGCTGAATGGCGTGAGCTGTCTGATGTATGCCCTCGAGAGTATGCGTGGAAAGTGCAAGATGATGAGCGATATCGTTGCCAAGACTGACTGCAGAGAGGTCAATGCTATGATACCTAGGAGTTACTGCATGAGCACAGCCTTTGGACAAATTAGGGAGAAGCAGATTGTGGTCAAAATGCCAGGTTACTTCTCAACGAGCATCGGAATGTTATCCGACCTGATGTATGGTATGACATTCAAGGCCGTCGCTTCGTGCGTGGCCGAGACTCTGGGCGCTATGGGCACGATTGTCTCATCGTCGACGCCACGCACGAATCCTACCATCAATGGGCTTATGAGAGATTACGGTTTGCAGCACACGAACGCCTGGGACAATTTCATGCTTAGAAACTTTGAAATGGTCACACGGCGACCAACCCAGTGGGACATAGGACAGCACATGAAAGAGTATGCCTTGGCGCTTGCCGAGCATGTCATGCTAGGGTATGATATTGAGATGCCATCCATCTTACTCACCATACCCGCTCTGACCGCAGTCAATACTGCCTACGGACTCACGAGGGGGTGGTACGGAGGTGGGAGCACCTTGGATATGGACAAAAAGCAGCGGAAAGAATCTACAGATGCCTTATGCGCTGTGGGGTGGATGTGCGGGCTGCGGCAATGCCGACCCCAAGTATTCCGGAACCGAGCAGGCAAAAAGCAAGTGATGGTTAATGCAGCAGAGCGTAAGCTAAGAGCCGAGGCGGGGGATGACTGCAGGATAAGGGATGTGGAGTTCTGGCTAGAGGACACGCCCGGCGGCAGGGTCGACGAGAACGAGGAATCTGCCCCTAACTTGTATAAGACGGAGTTCAGCGGGACCAAATGTGCTATGGTGTTCAATTACGAGATGGGTATGTGGATTGAGGCCCGTCAGATGGACTACGACCGACTTAAGAGAGAAACTTTCTCAGGAGACCTGACTAAAAAAGAGCGGTATACAATGAGTAAAGTGTCTGCAATGCCTATACATTGGGGCCCACCCCCAAACCATAAGGCTAAGCTGGAGGCCAGCCTGGAACACATGAAAAGTATAAGCCGCGGGAACGCGATTGTACCCACCCGAGAGCCGAAGCATGTGCGCATTAACTCGCAGAGTATGGCCGTTGTGCCCAAATATGTCAAGGACGGTGTCGAAGAGGAAAAGTATGTCCACTACGAACGGCCAGCGATCGAGGAGGGAGATACGATCCGCTTCAGCGAGATAGACGTTCCAGGGGATGGTTCATGCGGGATACACGCTATGGTGAAGGACCTGACAGTGCATGGTAGGTTATCGCCGCACGAGGCTGCCAAGGCTACCGAGCTGTTTAGCACGGATACAGCCTCAAAAAAGTTCCATGACGCTGCTGAACTTGCAGCACAGTGCCAGCTGTGGGGCATGGGAATGGACCTGATCGACAAGGGGAGCAACCGTGTGACCCGGTATGGGCCTGAAGACAGTGAGTACAGCATCACTATCATCCGTGATGGGGGTCACTTCAGAGCCGGGTTGATAGGAGAAGGTGCCAATGAAATGACCGTAGAGCACTTAGAACAGCAAACTCGAGCACCGGAGGAGTTTGTGAGGGATGTTAAGTCGCTTGGATCACTCTTTGGTGGTTCGCCAATCCTCCAGTAGGGGTACAGTAGGGACTGCGGATAAGGAGAAGTGCGGTACAATATACACTCAATCATGAATCGATTAGATTATACCAGAGCCTTCATGAGCTTAATTCAATTGGAGTATAATTTAAGTGTGCATGCTATTTAAGTTTATCCGTGTTAGTACTGTGTTTTCAATGACTATTTTATCGCTTAGGCTTTAAAATAAGTGT